GGTATCAATAAGATTGCACCTGGAGTTAGCTTTCCAGTAACGACTCCAGACGAAATAAGATTTATGGACCCTCCTCGCGGGGACGCTAACAGTGCATTTCTTTTAATTCAGACAGTTGAACAGAATCACGCTAGTTACTTTGGTCAGTACCATCCAAACATTCCTCTTCCAAAAACACAAACAGCACAACAGTTCATGGTTAATAATTGGCTAGATGTTTGGAGTGAAGCGTTTGCCATGTCATTTAGCATGATGCTTCAGTATATGGCTCCTGAAGAAATTGAAGGAATTACAGGAAAAGCAATTCCTCAGAACTTATCAAACATTTCAAACATGTATGATTTTCAAGTTAAATATGACGTAAGAGAACTAGACACATCGTTTGTTATCGAAAAACTTAAAGCCATTACACAGTTTGTTCTTCCTTTAGATAATGCTGGAGTGATTGATAGAACAAAATTAGTTAAGGCTGCAATTGAGGCTATTGACCCAGACAAAGCAAAAGACCTTATTATTAATACAGGAACTGCTTCGCAATTATTATACACCAAGGTTCAAAGCGACATTGGTCTTATGATGCTTGGCAATGAGGCTCAATATTCAGAAAATGACCCATCTGCTTCTGCTAAGATGCAATACCTTCAGGACATTATGTCCAAGAACCCTAAAGCACAGCAGTCAATGCAAGGAGATGAACACTTCCGTTCTTTGTTAGACAACTATGTTAAGAACTTACAAATGTCTATCTCTCAAGAACAAAACAAACAAATTGGAAGAACTGGCGTAACGCCTGTTGCCGAACAGGCTGCGTCTGGAATGCAGGGAGAAATTGAACAGGCTAATGAGGCTCAACAGTCCCAGCAACAACCTCAACAACAAATGTAATGAGTGGATTACCCGAAAACATTGTAATAGGAATGGCTGTTCCAAAGGATAATTACACGTTATCTGCAATCATCAATATCCTTGATGAAAGCATTAAGTCAGAAACAGCGATTGCATTAGGCAATTCACATAGTTCTTCAGAAAACAGGGCTTGGCAATGCGGCAGGGCAGACGCACTAGGTTCTTTAAAAGAACTAATTACAGGCATTCGTGAAGACGCACTCAAGCAACGTGGAATGCACGTTGATTAATGTTTAATTAGCACCTTTGCAAAGATGCTATTGCTAAGGAATAAAAATACTCTTTTCTCACACATGGTTCTGAGACCATCACAAAACTCTGAAAATATAGGTTCTTTAGACCTTTAAACTAATGGATAACAATGAATCAGTCGACCCCGAATCGACATTAAACTATTCGGAGAATAACGTGGACAGCCCTAAAAAGCAATTCACCGATGCGGACCTCACCGATGCAATCAAGGCGAACCTACTGGACGATACCCAGCAAGAGGCAACATCCGAAGCCGAATACACGGAAGAAACGCCAGAAGTTGAAAGCGAAGGCGTAGAAGATAACGAAGTTCTATCACAGTATGAAGAAGAAATTCCTGAGGAATCAGAAACTGGGCAAGAAGAAATTCAAGCACAGGACGAAGATTCTGAAAGAGGACTACCAAAAGGCGTAAAGAAACGCATCGATAAACTCATTGCAAAAAAGCGTGAGGCAGAAGATGAACTTGGACGGCTCAAAACTGAGAACGAGCGATTGATGCAAGAGGTCGGAAGACCAGCACAAACTCAAGTAAACAGCAAGAATCCGTACTCCAATATTTCGGATGCCAAAAGCATTCAAAAAGAAGCGGAGAAAGCCAAGCAAATTAGACGATGGTGCGAGATGAACCCCGATGGTGGTGTAGTGACGGATGCACAAGGAAACGAAACTGAATATACGGCTCTCGAAGTTCGTAATATTAAGATTCGGGCTCTTGACGCTTTAGAAGAACACCTTCCCGCTCAAATGCAGTACGTTCAAAACGAACAGCAAGTCGAGAGTGTGGTTGCTAAGGTTTACCCTTGGTGGAAGGATAAGAGTTCAGCAGAGCGACAGATTGCGGAAGCGTTTTTACAACACTTCCCAGAAATCAAGCGATTCCCAGACTACAAGATGGTTGTTGGAGACTATATTCGCGGAATTAAATCACGCGAGGCAACAACTAGGTCTAATCCACAAAGACCCCCATCTCAACCTAGGTCTGGTTCCGCCCCAGTTAGCGGACAGAGCGGCAGAAAGCCGACAAGACTAAATAATTCTTCAGACACTGACGAACTTGCGAACATCATTGCTTCAAGATTCATCTAATCCTACTAACATGGCTAAACTAACCGAAAGACAATTCAAGACTGGTGAAAAACTAGGTCAACGCGAAGAACTCGCAGACCTAATTTCGCTCGTTGATGCAAAAGACACTCCCTTCACTTCGATGGCGAAGAAGGGCTCTAAACCTAAAAACACCTACTTCCGCTGGCAAGTCGACAGACTTCCTTCGCCTCGCGTTCAGACCGTTATTGACGGCACTGACGTTGACCCGAATGGTGGAGATATCGAGAATTATGTTCGCGATACAGTTGGTGGCAGCACAGTACAGTACCGCAAGGAACTCGCTGCATACATTCAAATCTTCAGACGCTCAGTTCGCGTTTCGCCTCTGACTGAAGACATGAATGATGTTGCTGGCGTTTCAAGCGAACTTGCTAACAACGTTGCAAAGGCTATCAAACTTATCAAACGCGACCAAGAAGTTACCTTCACAGGTACTCAAGGCTGCTCCCCTGACCGTGGTGCTGGTTCTGGTCAAGGCTATCAAACACGCGGTCTGCACAAGTGGCTCCTAAAGCGTACTGCTGTTGTCGAAACTCTCGTGAGTGGTATTCCTACTGCTGATGCTGCAAAGCATGACGGTTTGGAAACTATTCCAGAAGAGTTCCGTACACCAGACTCATCGCATGCTACTGGTTCGGTTTCTGCTCTTACTGAAGCAAAGATTCAAGACGTTCTCACAAGCATGTACAAGGAAACTGGTACATTCCGTGACATGGACGCTCTTGTTGGTCCTTCGCTCAAGAGAGCATTTACGAATCTGGTGTTTAACACACCTACGTCTGGCTCGACAAACACTCAGGTTGCTATTCGCACTCTTAACCGCGAATCCAAGGAATCCTCTTACATCTCATCCGTTGATGTGTTCGTAGGTGACTTCGGCAAACTTCGTCTGCACCCTTCGCATTGGTTGAAGTGGGATGACGCAACAAAGCAAGCCGATGACAATGTTGGCTATGTCATTCCATTTGACATGGTTGAAATTCGTTACGGTGGCAATGTTGCTGGTGTTCGCCCTTTGACCAACAATGGTGGTGGTGAAGGTCGTCTCGTTGAGGCTATCGCTGGTCTGGTTGTTCACAACCCGCTGTCGTTTGGTGTCTTCAACTTAACTGCCTAATCGTGTCAGGTCTCGTTGAAAGTCTTAATGAGGTAATCCCTCCCAACCTCCTAAGGGAAGTTGAGAGGGTTCTCATTAATGGCTGGAGACGTGAAGAAATTCTCGCGAAGGCGGAAGCCAAGCAAAACGCAGCATACAATCATGCTAATGCTGCATCTAACATCGATGGTGTTGGACAAATGATTGCTCGGATTCCGCCTTCTTCTTTTCATTACTGGGGTAAACGTCTTGGCTACGAATGCTGGGATGATGACCAATTCCTAAAGGAGTTCCTTAGGGACAACGAAGCAGTTGCAGTAAAGAACTATGCAAAAAAAACCGTGGTGAACGGAACAATTTTCACTGCTGACGGATTCTTAACATGAGAACGGTTAATTTCAGCCAAGTCCTATTCAATGCAATGCAATTTAGCGGCAATGATAGGCATAATATTCTGCCTGAGACATTTTCTCAGTTCAGAGATTTTATTAATTATAGACTCCGAGAAATCTGGGAGTCATTCGCTTGGACGGAAACAACTGTCCTTACTAATTTTACGGTCACAATTAACGGTGACATTGGTTATTTTACTCCTGCTTCTAACGCAGACGAAATTCTGGGTGTATATAACAAAAACCCTTTAACAACTACACGCTCATTAGACATAGATTATAAAATCTGGGATGACAATGGGGTTGAAAAGATTGTTGTAGGAAGAACGTTAACTGAAGGTTTTTATTTATACCGCAAATCATGCCCACAACTGACTGGAGACCTGTTCTCAACAGAAAGCGGAGTATATTACAGAGTAGGCTCTCAGGTTTATTTTGATTCTGGCTCTGGAGAAGGAAGATTTATGCCAAAAGAAGGATTTCCTCATGACGGAAATTTCTACAACTGCATTATTCAAACAAACAACGGAGAATCACCAAGCACTCATCCACAAAAGTGGGAGAAGATTGATATTCCGTATAATTTTGGCACTCCACTTGCTTGGGGCTCGACTGCGAACTACTTTATATCTGAAGGTATGGTTAATGAGGCTGCTGTTATGGAGCAAAAGTACGAACTCGCAAGAGAACAAGAGTACGATAAGGCTACAAGGCAACAAGGTCAAATAACTAGACTTAACATGGTCAAAACTTACTAATTTATGAGTCACGCAATGAAATTCTCTGGTCCTTTTGTTAAATCAATTTACACAAGTCTTTACGACAGTGGAACAGACAGACAGTCAAACAATCCACTATACAACATTCCCTTTGAGGTTCCTGTTCCTTCTCCGTTTAGAAGAATTAACACAATTATTCAAAATCAAGGAACAACAGAAGTTAATGTTGGTTTAGACTTAGAAAACACACTTCTTTTTGGACAACCTGCACTTAAACTATACGCAGGACAATCTATGTCTTTAGATAATTATAATGGTCCTATTATGATTACTAGTGCTGGTGCATTTGTTGTGACAATCTCTGAATCCTTCGCCTAATGGGTATCAATATCACAGACAAGCCAGAGATGAATGTCGTCAATATTGGCGATGAAATTACTTCTGACCAACTTGCAGGGATTACCAATGCGGCATCCCCTACATCGGAAAATCCGTTTGCAACTATGG